GCTGAAGCACATCCTAATAGTCCTTTAGCACAACAGCATAGAAAAAGATCAGTAAAAGAAGTTAAAACAGAACAAGCAATAAAAAAGTACAAGGCTAGACGTAGTGCAAAAAATAAATAATATAGTACAGAGCGAGCAACCGAAACACAACGGTCGTATACCTGAGTCGAATAGGTCAATCCGCTTATTGTACAAACCTCACAACGGTGGGTTATCCTGCTTGGATAACCTACCCACAACTATTAAGGAGAAAAACAATGGCAGATATACCTGATTTTATGAGAGAGTTTGATACGGATGTTGACTTTGGTTTTACTCCTGTATCATCTAAACCAGCTGAAGAAACACAACCCAGCATTGACCCGAGTGTTATAGAAAATTCAAATTTAGAACTAGCAAAAATTAAATCAGATGTTTCTGATATTAAATCTGCTATGAATGAAGTTATGCAGATTGTTGCTGAAAAAGATACAGTAACAAAAGAGATACGGGACGCTGATACACAGGCAAGATTTAAAGAAATTGAAAAGATTATGTTACCATTTTTATATAATCTTTCAAAGTCCAACGAACCTTACATACATTGGCCAAATAGAGGACCAATCATCAAGGCACAGATGGACAAATTGTTAAAACTAACAAGGGGGTAATATGTTAGAAGTGAAAGCTCATCATAAAGAACTAAAACGAGCAGTAAATGAGATTGAGTCAAAAAGACAACAAGACCGATCAAACAAATTATGGTATGATCTAAGAACCTTGAAGAAAATTAAATTAAAAGCAAAGGAAAAACTAAATGCAACTAAGCAAAAACTTTTCGCTTAAAGAACTTACTGCTTCACAAACAGCAGATAGACACGGTATTAGTAATAATCCAAGCGAAGATCATATGGATAACTTAAAAAAACTTTGTGATAATGTTCTACAAAAAGTTAGAGATCATTATGGCAAAGTAGTATCTGTATCATCAGGATATAGAAGTCCTGAACTATGTTTAAAAATAGGTTCAAGTGCGAAATCACAGCATGCCAAAGGCCAAGCCGCTGATTTTGAAATCTTTGGTGTGCCGAATGCTGAACTAGCAAAATATATCATTGACAACCTAGATTTTGATCAACTAATATTGGAATATCATAATCCAGAAGAACCTAACAGCGGTTGGATTCATTGTTCATATAAGAATGCTGATGACAACAGAAAACAAGTATTAAGAGCATACAGAAATGATGATGGTAAGACGGTATATGAACCGTACGATCCCAGCTGAGCGTTTGAACGTCTTAATAATGACAAAAAAATAGAACAAGACAAGATTATAGATCAATATATGCAGAAAGGTATATAGGTGCTTGACCAATCTTGTATTTTGTGATATAATGAATATATTATTAATAAGGAAGGTATATTATGGCATATGATTATGTGAAGTTAGATGAAAGTATTTTACCTAAAAATTTAGGTAAAAAAGGTAAGAACCAAAATGGTATTAGAATATATGAAATTGACGGCATTAATATGCCTTCTGTTACTTCTATTCTTGGTAACATACCAGATAGAAAACAAAAGATTGAAGCATGGAGACAAAGTGTTGGTGTAAAAATGGCCAACTATATTTCTGTTTCTGCTACAACACGTGGTAAAACTACACATACCCTAATAGAAAATCATTTAAGAAATGAAGATGATAAAAATGTAGGTATAACTGCTGTTACACCACTTGGTCTTTTTAGAATTATAAAACCATATCTAGCAAGAATAAACAATATTCATATGCTAGAAGAAATTATTTACTCAAAAGAGATAGGTGTCGCAGGACAAGTTGATTGTATTGCTGAATATAAGGGTAAACTGTCTGTAATTGATTTTAAAACATCTACAAAAAGACGTGACGCTGATTACAATTATGGTAACTTTTTACAATGTTCAGCATATGCTAAAATGTTTGAAGAATTGTATCCAGAAAAGAAAATAGAACAAACTGTTATATTGGCTGCTTGTGAAGATGGATTTGTACAAGAATGGTTACATGGTGAAGATAAAATTAAAGATCACCAAGACTTATTTTACAAACATACTAAAGACTTTTTAGATACCCACAGTATAAATAATTAATAAAGTCAATAGTCGAATTAATTAAAAAGGTGAGTTATTTTATCCTACTTGCGACCTTAACAGCTAAAGGGAATTATGAAAAAAATATTAATAGTTTTAAGTTTATTAATTGCTAGTGTAGCATATGCAGACCATGAAGAACATCTTGGTGAATATTATATGACACAAGCACCAGTGTTATGTGCTTCATCAGAATATATCGACAGTTATTTAAATCATTATAGTTTTAAACCGTCAAATATATCCTTAGGAAGAGAAGGTATGGTAGAAACTGGTAAACCTGTTTATATGATAACTTATTATGTAAACAGTGAAAGTGGACAAACTACAGCTACAATAGATGTACCAAATGCTAGTGAAAGATGTTTATTGTTTCATACATTTGATTTGTACATACCGAATTAAACGTTGAAGGTAAGAAAATACCTGATATGGACTTGGGTGCAATACCCAACCACTCCACCATTTAAACAATGAAATTTAAGGGGTGGAAATAGGTTCGACATACAGTTAAAACTTACTGGAGTTTAATCGCTGACAACGTAAAGTCATCTTATAAATGCTAACAATTTAGCGATGGCAGCTTAATACTGCTAAACGGTTTGCCTGTACCGAGTAACAGAAACAGGCTTGACAAAATCACTCACAAATGATATAATAAATGTATGAATTTAATGAATAGTAAAAAGTTTGGTTTAATCATAGAAGATATGGTTAAGAAACAAAGAATACCTTATATGGATGCAGTTATTAAATACTGTGAAGAAAATGATATTGACTTATCATCTGTCGGTCCACTTATAAACAAACCACTTAAAGAAAAAATAAAAGAAGAGGCACAAAAACTGAACATGGTTGAAAAATCAAGTACCGCAGTTTTACCTATATGAACAGTTATGAAGCTTACACATTATATTTGGCTATTAAACTACACTTCACTTCCTCTAATTATGATTTTTACAAACACAATGCCAAAGTTAATGCATCTTTTAACACATTTTTAAAGCGTAATGATAGATTTTTCTTTCATAAACTTACAACTAAATACAATAAGGAAGAAATGTTAGAATATTTTGTCTGTAATTTCTTTCATAATTCAAAAACATGGATAGGAAACTTAGTTAGAGCTGATGGAGAAACAAACTATACAAAGTGGAAAAAGTTTAATCAATCATTTACATACAATTTTAGAAACGATTGCTTATTATTGCGTAATGTCATTGATGCTGATAGGATTTCTTTTGATGATGTTTTTCGCATATCTAATGGCCAACATCCAAGATTGTTACGGTTACTTCTTTCTGAACAAATCGCAGTACAAACATTCGTCATCTTGGATAAGATATTGTCGTTTTGTAAAAATTGGGATAAAGAAATTGCTGAAACTATTATCTGGCCTGAAAAGTCATTTAAGATTGCCAAGTTAAAACCATTTGTTAATTTCAATTTAACAAAATGTAAATTTATTATGAAAGAGGTGTTTGTATGAGTGAAAAACCAGTAACACCTGAGTCAAATAAAATAGGCGATAAAACAATAGATAGAATATATCAAAATCTACATGGCACACTAAATCTAATTTTAAAAGATGGCACAAGTTATGATGGTAAGATTGATAAAAGATCAATCAAACTATCTAATGGTACAATGAGTCATGTATATAATGTAAAAAACAAATGGTTTGATAGAACTGGCATGCCTATTGATAAACCTGATAATTTAATAACAAGAGAAAGTAATGGGTAAAATAATTTTAGTTATGGGTCTACCAGGTTCTGGTAAAACTACATTGGCGAAAATGTTAGCAGATAAATTAGAGGCACCATTATTAAATGCTGATGAGATAAGAGAGGCACATAACGATTGGGACTTTACTGCTGAAGGTAGGCTTAGACAAACTAAAAGAATGAAAAAGTTAGCAGATAAATTAGCTTTAGATTATGATTATGTTATTGCTGACTTTATTTGTCCAAGACCTAGATTAAGACGTTTATTTTCACCTCATTATATTATATGGATGGATACAATTGAAGAAGGTAGATATGAGGATACTAATCAATACTTTATACCACCTAGAAAATTTGATATTAAAGTATCAAAAATGGATGCTGACACTTGGTCTGAATTAATATTAAAAGATATTCTTGGTGAAGACTATAGAGAAAAAGATGAATAGAGTATTTTTAATTGGCAATGGTGAAAGTAGAAAAGATTTTGATTTAAGTCTTTTAAAGCCACATGGTAAATTATATGGGTGTAATGCCATATATAGAGATCATCCCGAATTGATAGACGTATTAACTGCTGTTGATGGTGGTATGATACACGAAGTTTATCACTCTGGCATTGCACAAAAAATACCATGCTATTTCAGAGCATGGACAAAAGTGCCTACAATGTTATATCAAAGTATTGTAGAAGGTATGGCATCAATACAAGACCTTGAAGATATAAAAGATTTTGATTTAATAAAATCAAACGAACAAGGTGAGTCACAAGAATTTGTTACACACGGCTCTACAATAGATGGTATTGTTACAATTCTTAAAAAGGCCAAAGAGCAAGGTGGTGATAGAGAACGTATAAAAAAGAAAGTACACAATGCTCACGTTTATGTTTCTTGGATTAAACAACCAGATAAATCTTATGACATAAGAGAGTGTGAACCAGACGGTGTTGATGATGGTTGGGCATGTGGACCTACAACAGGTTACATTGCTTCAAAACTAGAAAAACCAGATGAGATTTACATGTTAGGCCATGATCTAGTATCTGATACAAATACAGTTAATAATATGTACAAAAGTACAGACAACTATGTTGCTTCAGAATTTGAACCTACACCATCAGGTAATTGGGAGTTACAATGGAAAAGATTAATGGAGTTAAACCCTAAAATTAAGTTTTACAAAGTAAATAAAGAACTGAACGATAGTCCTACAAACCGTAAAATAGACGTGTTTACAGCACAAGAAGATATAAACTTAGAGTATATTAGTCAGGCACAGCTGCTTGACAGATTGAGTTAAATCTGTTATAATAAGATTATGTTTGATGAAATATTATATAAAATTTTAGACAGATTTTCTACCTTTATAGAAAAGGTGAAAAAAGTTATTAATGATAAAAAAAAGAAGTATAAATAATATTATACTTACATTAATACAAATACGTACAACAATATATACAAGGAGATACATACAATGTCAAGTGCATTAGAAGCCCTAAAGAAGTCAAAGTCCAACTTTGATGCTCTAACAAAGAAGTTAGAAAACACAATCGAACAACCAGAAAAGAAAAACAAATACCAAGACGATAGGTTATGGAAACCCGAACTTGATAAATCAGGTAATGGTTATGCCGTGCTAAGATTTTTACCAGCAGTTGAAGGTGAAGATATGCCATGGCAAAGAGTTTGGAATCATGCGTTTCAAGGACCTGGTGGTCAATGGTATATTGAAAACAGTTTAACAACGTTAAACAAAAAAGATCCTGTGTCTGAAGAAAATACAAGACTATGGAATACTGGTATTGAAGCAGATAAAGAAATTGCTAGAAAAAGAAAAAGAAAGTTATCTTACTATTCAAATATTCTAGTAGTGTCAGACCCAAAACATCCTGAAAACGAAGGCAAAGTATTTTTATTTAAATTTGGTAAAAAGATTTTTGATAAGATTACAGAAGCGATGAACCCAGCGTTTGAAGATGAGAAGGCTGTTAACCCATTTGATTTTTGGGAAGGTGCAAACTTTAAACTAAAAATCAGAAAAGTTGATGGTTATTGGAATTATGATAAATCTGAATTTGAGCAACCAAGTAGAGTAAAACCTACTGATGAGGAGATTGACAAAATATGGAAATCTCAATATGCTCTAAAACC